TCCATCACATTGGAAGGCTCGTCGGTCAGCATGCCTGTCAGCACCGCCTTGACATCGAGGAGTACAACTCCTTCGTCATCCGAACCGGGTGATTCGGATCGTCCTCCATCCAAGCTGCTGCTTCAACAGGGTCCGAGATCTCTGCCGGTACAGTCAGCCCGAATCGACGACGACTACCATCTTTCTCGATGGTCCCGTTGGCGCAGAGAAGAACTCGGACTGGCTCGCCGTAGATCTGGCGAGGGATGTCGTACAGAGTCAGCGTCTGACCAGGATTGCCAGGATCGTCAACCGGACCAGCGGCGATGTTTAGATCAGCCTCTTCGATGAACCTGTCCCATCCGCGAATCTCGATGGCTGCTCGACGGACTTCCGTATTGCTCTGTCGAAGAATGTCGTCAGTTGACCATTCACCAGTAACGGCTTCCTTAGGAACCTTGAGTCCGTGCCAGGCATAAAGGGCATGCCCATCTCTCCATGCCAAAGCGGGGCCAGTCCCGGAATGTAGCCTGTCCTCAGTGTCGAAGTGAATCTCACTTTGGCGATCCGTAGCAAAGACCAAGCTCCCTACCGTTGTTGAGTCCTTGCCGGACTCATCGACCTCTGTGAACGCCCACCACCAGCCGAGGTTTTCGGCTGCCTTCATGACACCGTGAATGACATCCATACCGTCAGTGTCGCCCTGCATTTCTAGGGCTTCACAATGAGCCAGCCAGCCAGCCCAGTGCTGGCCATAAAGCGAGGCATGCCACCAGTTCTCAGAGATGCCGGAGACATCGACGCCAGTCAGCATCTCTCGTTGGTACTTCTCGACGCCCATCCTCTTGGCGCTTTCGATGATATTGTCGAGCGAGTACGCCTTTGTGATGGCCATGGCAGCCTGCAACGGGGAGTCGTACCAGAAGAAGACCTCAGGGACGGCCATACCGGCTGCGGCATAGGCTTCCTTGATTCCCTCTTCTGCCTTCGCTCGATTGGCTGGTTCGGTGTTCGTGCCGATGGCCAGCCACTTTGATCGAATGTACTCTACCTGTTCGGTCGTCAGTTCCTTTGTTCCCTTTGTCGCCATCTTTCGATCCCCTTCAGTGATCAGGTACTGGCATGTGTGGCGGAGGGGACTCTCCCCAATCCTTCACCCATTGATCTATCTGTTTTACTACGTCTTCGTACTGTACCAGACCAGCTTGCCACCTGCCAAGCAGATCGGCGAATGCCCCCGACAACGCCTGAAACCAGATTACATTTTCCAGTTCTTCGTCATCGTATGCTGCAACCATGACGACATGGTACCAGGCGAGCCTGGGGCCGTCAAGCTAGTTGACTAGTTGAGCGGAGTGAATGTCAAGGTCCACGGTCCGGTAGTGTTCCACACGTGCAACGTCACAGGACCGACAGCAGAGTACGGAGCTGTGCCATCCACCGCTTTATCGAAATCAAATCCGTTGATGAATGGCAGCCCTTCCGACCCGTCCGAGTTAACCGGAGCGACAATGATGGAGTTGGCAGCATGGTACTTGACGGTGTATGCACCACGATCAAGTTTCACCGTCTTGACTGATTCTCCGGTGCCAACGACCTTGACAGTCTCACGAGCGGCTGTCTCCGTCGATGTCGATGTAGACGGAGCGCCGGTAGTATCTGCGTTCGATGGAGCCGTACCGTCCGCGTCCGACCCGCTCGACCCGCCGACCACAAGGACCAGTCCGAATATGAAGATGACAACAGCGACGACACACAAGAGGACGATGAACCATGTCCTATTCTTCTTTGGTGGGGGCTGATAATAGTGCTGGTGGAGGTGGTCAATTGGTGGATGTGTCACTGTCTATGTTTTTCCCGTCTCGATTCTCTTTTACGACATTCATGCGCGGTTCGACGCTGACCAACAAGTGAAACCCGCCTTTCTCGCTTCGCGAGACGACGACGGCTGGCTTCGTTACACGGACGAACTGAAACCCCTTGGCAGCATCGCGCTTGCGCCGTAGCTTCTCGTCCTTTGCAGAACTCGGCTTGAATATCCTACCATCCGGCAACCGAAGGACCCAACCATATCGAGTCTTTAGATCCGTCACGCCTTCGATTTCGTTGCCGAAAGCATCGGCCAAGACCTCGAACTCCCATTTGTTGCCGTTCTCTGCTACTTCGGCGCACAAGTTATAGATGCGAGCCGATTGAGTGCTCGCCCACTGGGAGAGGAAACCATCACTGTCCGACCGCTCCCAGCTCTCCTGCTCCTGCCGGTAGCAGCGTTTGACTTCCTCTCGCCACTCTTCGGGAGTCTTGTCATTCGGGAAGTAAACAACCATCAGTCGTCCTCCTCGATAGTTCGGAGTCGGAGTTTATCGATAGATTGGAGCATCAACCATTTCAAATTGACGAATGTCGCAGTGTGGCCACCAAGCCCGAGGATTGGGAACATATATCCGTAATATGCTCTCTTCCATGGATTCATTGAATCGGAACTTTGGACGATCATGACGTTAACGCCTTAGTTCCCCTCGTTGCTCGATTTCTCGTCGTGGACCATAACCATATCCCGATAGCTCTGGTACCAGTATTTAGCTGACTCTTCCCATGCTTCGGCTGCCTCTTTCCACCCTTCAGAGGCGCTCTGCCATTTTCCGGCAACCGTCTTCCACGATGGTCCGAAGACCCACGATAGTCCGAAGACCTTCTCGCTAAGGGAAGATGCTCTCGCTCTAAGATCTTTGACCCTCATGACTCCATACTAGCAGACTCGCTACACGACAACTGGAGGCCAAATAGCTGCGTTTGGCATGTACTCCGATAGGATGAAGTGATGCGGCCGGAAGTCCTTGATCCCCTTCACCTCAGTCAAGACCGAATGGTCAAGCTTCACGATCGGCAACCGACGCGGTTCAGCGTATCGTATGATCTTACGGACGACGTCAAGCTGATCAACGTAGATATGTGCATCGCTCAACGTGTGGTAATACCACCCTGCTCTGTACCCTGTCAAGTGAGCAATCATGAGAGTCAGAGCACCATACTGAATCATGTTACTCGGAACACCTACCGGGACGTCACCTGATCGCTGTATCATGTGAAGATGAAGAGTCTCGTCAAGGACACGCACGTGCACCCAGCCATGGCACGGAGAGATGGTAGTTCCTGGTGTCTTGCCGAATCCACGCGCCTGGTGCTGTGGGATCCATGGGGATACGAAATGAGTCCGCAGATTCGGGAGCTCTCGGATCTGTTCTATGATATGCGTGAACTGATCGAATCCTGGATCATCACCGACCTCGCCCGTTGGGAAGTTAGTAAAGGCGCCACCATAACTACCAGGGCCTAGGTCACCAGCCGGCAAGCCTCGCTTGCTCGTCTTCTCTTCACTCGCCCACGGGCGCCACCAATCGCAGCCGAATGCTTCGATGTCCTCTACTTTAGTGCATCCATTTATGAATGCACATATTTCAGCAATTGGCTTCCGCCAGAACGAAGAGACATCCCGATCGGTTATCATCGGGAACCCGTTACGAAGGTCGAAGCGCATGCACTGCTGTATGACTGTCAATGCATCAACACCCTGCCGGGATGGCACCCGATCACCTTGTGAAACGATCTCTCTCAAGAGATCGCGATACTGGCGATCAACATACCGCTCCCGAGCAGGGTGGTATTTTACGACGTCAAGGGACAAAGGTTACACCTGCCTTACAATATCACTTTCGTATACAACACGGACAGTTCCCCACGACCAAATGTTACCGTCACCGTTACCGTCGCCGTTAACATAGACGTCCATGACATCAGGATCAAACGAGAGGATGTAACGAGGCGTACCGTCGACAGAGTTAAGCCACCTGTCAATAACCCTCGCGCAAACAGGTTGTTCCTCTGCGTCACGAGCGGCCTGAGAGAGCGGCTTCACTAGGACAGTGGCACCAACGCCGTAGCGCAGCATTTCAGTCATCGCCAGATCCCCATTCCCACGTAGCCAGTGGCTGATCGGACTTGTCTCCCATACTACCATACAACAAGCCATCCCCAAATGTGTAGTCAAGCGCGACACACCCGCAGGATAACGCTGCCTCATCCCATGACTTTACTGCCGTTCCGGTATCGAACACGAATTGTGTAATCAGTTGCGCCGATTCGAACGGTTTATTGCATTGGTAGCAGAATGACATGATTACCCTCAATAGCGTGCTATGAGCCTATTGTCCTGTTTGGCCTGTTTGGTTGTTTAAGCCTGACGTCATGACTGCAATGACTGCGATCAATTGAATCGCCTGCAATTCAGAGAAACCTGCCGACATGTAGATATCGAATGTTTCCTTCATGACCGCAGCACCTTGCTCAGCAGGGGTGAGGAATTCGTTACCTTCGTCGCTCATCTAACTAGCCTCTTTCCAACGTTAGGCATGTCGTACGCACTGATCAAGAAGCGCGCTTCTTCATTGCTAATCGCCACTCTCGATCCTGGTCCTTCGTGACCTTTCTCAAGGTTTACCTGGTTTAATGCGTTAGCGATCTTTCTCCTGACTTCAGTCATCTTTGCCTTGGTCTTTTCCCGTTCCTCCTCAGTCTCGCCGATGTCTCCTTCGTCATAGAAAGATATGAGTTTCTGCCTATTGTCATCGGTCAATACTTCGCAAATGACCTCCTTAAGGGACGAGAAGAAGTCCCACTTGTGATCGTCTCCGATCCTGTATCCCTGACCTATCATCACACTCAATATGAGTTCGATGCTCCTTGTCGTATAGACAATACCTTCTATACCGATTTCAGGATCTCCGATGGCAGCGGCAACGAGGGAACCTCTCTGAATTTGATTCTCATCGGAGAGAATGCCTTTCACGATGTTACGGGCAGTCGTGCGGAGAGCGTACTTAGCTCTATCCGAATCGACATCTGACAACGAGTTTCTGGAGTCAGGCGACTCTGCCCTCAGCACTTTCTCCCAAAGGGCTTGAGACACATCTTCGACAGATATAAATGCGTTACCTGATCTACCGAACTTGCTGCAAGCGCTTTTGGCAGCTGATTGAATCAGCGGCTCCCACTTCTCATATGTCTCTGCATCCATGTCATGTTCACCTACTTACTTACTTACGCCGGACGGTAATCGGGCGTACTGTCAACGAGCCCTTTACCTCGTGACCAAGCGCCACAATCACGACAGCGATACCTTCGATAGGTTCCAACTGACGTGTAAGCGTATCCACGACGTTCGAGATCGTCCGACCCACACGTCGGACAACTACCGTCTGCGTAAAGACCTCTGTTAGGGTGGTTAGCGATCCACGGAAGATATTCACGGTACAGTCTTTCTGTTAGGATTACATCGTGTTTGTTATATCTTTCCATCCTCTTCCAGGCTTTCTCGTCGCCTGCGAGGACAGCAAGCCATAGGCGGAAGCCTTCGTGTGCAACTTTACTGCCGATGCCAAGCCGCTTGGCAATGGAATCGAGCTTGTTGCTGCCGAAATCGAATTCCTTCCTTGAGGTTTTCAGAAGATCAATCTGTCGATATGGAGACGGTTTGCCTAGGCCAGCGAGCTTCAGCTCTGTATTGATCTTTGGCATATCGAAAGATTCACCGTTGTAATGACAGACAACGTCTGCCTCATCTAGAAGATCGTATAGTGCCTCTGCCATACTTCCGTCGTCATAGCGTCCGAAATGAATGCGCTTTTCACCTTCGAAACGAGCGGCGAATGAGATAACATGGCTCCACTCTACGACCTGTTCGGGACGGATGAACTGGTTCCGCAAGCCCCACGTCCAAACGAGATGGGGAGCGGATTCGACATCGATCGTTAAGAGTCTCACGCCCACTCATCGCCCTCAGAGTCTTCTGCGCACTCTGCTCCGCAGGCAGCGTATCCAGCCAGGTCGATCCAGCTATCCATTTTCCCTGGCGACCATGTCAGCCGAGACAGCTTGACGGCCACTATGATAACGGCTACGTCATGCGGCCTGACGTCTGTCCCACCAGGACCAGAGAACCCGAGAGCATTCAGGATGTCAGCTGTCCGCCTGAAGTCTTGAGTCGGCGGCCCATACTGATTGTTCCTGTCGCCAGTGACCAGCCGCTTCGCTTCATCTAGCAATTCGTCACGCTTCACAGTCATCATCTCCATCTATGTCTTCGTCATCGTCATCCTCTTCTTCCCGGATCTCTACTTCGTACAGTCCGAACTCCTGAGAGATGGCCATGCCTGTGATCTCGGCGTGCTGTCGAGCAGCAACCATGGCAGACTCACCAATGTCCATAGCGACACGTCGCATCGTCTCGCAAGCATCTGCTACTTCATCAGCCATGTTCGCAAACTCTCTGTAGATCCGCATCACGTTGTTGTTGATATCCATCAACTCGCCAGTCTTGGCAGACCTGAATCTCTGGATGTCCTCGACAGTATCAAAGTGAGGAACGCGCGGCCTATCGTCACCGGTCGGAGGCTTAGGTAGCATCTTCGGTCACCTTTCTCTTCAGCGCATCCCCACCGTTCATTTGATAGTACCCGTTAACATCAGTTCCGTCAAACACAACGATGCGTCCATCTCCAGTCAATCTCGCCATCCTTTCAGCGAACCGCTTTCCAGCGCCTGTGTCGTCTCCGTCCTGGCAGACGACAACCTTCCTTCCAGCAATAAACTTCTCTGTCTCCGGCCATGGAACGAGATCAGTACCACCGAAGCCGATGGCTGGCAAACCTATGATATGCATCGTGATCGTATCGATCTCGCCTTCGCAGACGTACACGGTCTCAGGCGAAGACATGAGAGAAGTTGGATTGAACGGGCGCAACATGTTGCTGCCACGGAAGTTGAGGTACTTAGCTGACTCATCGTCAGTCACTCGACGAAACTTCATGGCCACTGGACCAGAGACGGTGAGGTATGGGATGACTAGCCGGCCGGCAAACATGTTGTCAGCTGGTGTAACTGGTTTAGCTACGAAACCAATCCGGAAGTAGTCCCGAGCTTCTTTCGTTATGCCGCGTTTGGATAGGTAGTCGTTCGCTTCTGTCGATTCCCGCCTTTGTTCCTCGTACTCCAGGAGGCGGCGACCCAACGACTTCCGTATAGATTTCGATGGCACGACTGAAGCTGACATTTTCACGCTCCTTGATGATTTTCAAGGCGTCTCCTTTGACGCCGCATGAGAGACAGACATAAGCGCCAGCGAGGCGACTGATACGAGCGGAAGGGCGATTCTCTGCATGGAACGCGCAGAGAACGGTTTGCCATGAATCAATAGATTCATCCCCAACGTCGCCACCGTACTTTTTTGAGATGACCACTGCGATACTTTGAGGATCGTCATTCACTTCTTCCTCCTTCCGCCTCGACGACGCTTAGGTTTGACCTGGTCCTCCGGGACACGTCTTTGACCAATGACGTCCTCCGCTGGAGGCGACTTGAGGTAACGAAGTATTTTGAGTACCATCGCAATCGTGAGATTGCCAAGAATGTATCTATTACAACGGTAACAGAGGAGCCCACGGACGAAACCGGTATCGTGGTCGTGGTCGACGGGAAGGTTAACACCGATCGCTGGGCGCCTCTCACATATCCCGCAAAGACCTTTCTGGGCTGCGAGGATAGCATCATACTCCTCTATCGTGATATTGAAATGCGACTTCAATTGAGAGTCGCGAGCACCTACGTTAGCGCATTCGTCAGAGCACCATCGGGTTCGACGACCCTCCAGCAAAGCACCGCAACGCTCGCATCCTGAGATCGTCACCCTGCCATCCTCCAAGCCATGGCGTTAACTGTTGCGATGGCGAACCAGTACACCATCGGTGTGTAATTCGTCCGCAGCCCATACATGCCAGCGAGAGCAAGGCATTCAGCTATCATCAAGAGATAGATCCATTTCATCCGAACCATCCCCTCTCCGGAAGGTAAGGGACTCGGACCGAGACAGAACACTGGCTGTCGGCTCTACCTCCAGTGTTCTTCACGACACAGACTTCCATGACACCAGGCTGCGGCTGAAAGAGGGTTAGGATCAATCGTGCAGATTTGTCAATCTTGTTCATCAATCCGGACTTGGGAATAGGGACCTTGCCGTCACTGTAATACCCGCCATCTCTGTCGATCCCTGTGACGTGACAAAGCACAATAACTGCTGATTGTGTACGTCTCGCGAGTCTACGACAGAAATCAACAACAAGGTCATGACCGGTCTTGGTGGTGTCGCCGATTGATACATCCATGAGGTTGTCAACGACGATGAGATGCGGGAACTGGCCATAGACGAGAGCAAATGAATTCACCTCTGTGTCGATGTCTACAGGCGTAGGCGCCTCATCAAACGAGACCCACATATGCCTGGTCTCTTCGTCCAACTTGTTCAAGAACTCTTGATTGCGCTCAGTAATCAGTCGCTCAGCCTCGGCCGAATACGAACGAAGGACTGACGCTGCCACTCGCTTGCCGAAGGTCATTCGATCACTGTCAGCAGAGAAGTACAGCGTCGGCACCTTGCTGCCGTTACCGTAATTCATCGAGAGAGAGAGATACGTGGCCAGGGTTGACTTGCCGCCACCAGAAGCGGCTGCTATCAATGTCACCTGGCCTCGCCGTATCTCAGCTCCGAGTTGATGCAGTCCTCGGAAGACTGCGGGTAACGGCTGTCCTTCGTCGCCGATCGACTTGAGCGCCAGGCTAACCGTCTTCATTGTCGATCGGCCGTTCCAGGTCGATCGGGTCGGGGAAGCCATCTGGAAATGTCAGATTGACGATCCTCTCGTCTCCCCACGTCTCTGCCTGGATAGCGAGATGCGGCGCCAGCTCGATCCACGAATCGGCCAGCGTCATGTCAACGTCCGAAGGAACTTGGATGACTACGAACGTAAACCCATCGTCAGCCACGACAGTGTCATCATCGTTCACACTAGGCATCGTCAATCACCACCATTTACAACTTCTAATGAGCAAGCGAGAAGACCCAGTCTCATGCATAGTTATCGCCCCTGGCCTCGCACTGCTCGTCGCGGTTCTTTGCAGTGCAGTAGTATCGATGCTTGTAAAGATTTCCAGCTTTCGTCTTTTTGCCGAGGCAGTCTGCCATCTCGCCATGCTTGCATCGCGGAGGCGAGTCATTGGAGGGGGCAGGGGTGTTAGCTTTCTCGCCCGTACTAACGAAGACGCTGTTTGCGATCGCCACCTGCTTGTAATCGCCGATTGCTTTCTGGATTCGATCGCCTTGCATCTTCAAATCTTCCCACTTTTCAGCGACATCGTTCACCGAGTCGCCACGAACGAGCACGATGTCTTCACCAATCTTCGTGCTCAACTGAAAAGCGTACTGCGTCTTCTCTGTCATCGTTCCAACTCCGTCGATTCTGTATGTCATGTTATCGAAATCAATGATTTCGTCAGTGTCAGTCATCGTCAGCCTTTCTCGCTGCCCTGTCTCTTGCTTCTCGATCCCGCTGAATGTCTCTCTGCATGTCCGCCCACCAATCTGGTGGAAGGGCACGAGAGCGAAGCCGCATTTGCTTGTAATCAGGGTGGCGAGTATTCCACTCTCTGATCCAGTCACGAGCTGGCCGACGTCGAGGAGACGGTTCGTTCCGCATCCTCTTCTTCAAGACGGCGTTGAAGATCATGACTTCCCAGTCATCCCTTGGCCTATGTGCTTTCATCCTGAACCTCTCGACACCATGGCTTACTGGAGCAGACCTTGCAATGATCGCCTGGCCTTGGTAAGTATATACCTTCTTCGACGGCCCTGTCAAGGATCGAATAATCCTCTTTTACCGATACCTCGAAAGACTCGTTCCACTCCAGCCATTTGCTCTGCCTGCCAGTCTTCGTGAACTCGTATCTGGCCTTGGTACAGCGGACTGGCGCCATGACCATGTACAGCTTCAGCTGACGGTTGTCGTTCGCGTAGTCGGTCACGTTGCCAGACTTGATATCGACCAATCGATATGTGAAGCTTCCGTCCTCTTCTTCGTACCGCCTGATTTGGTCGATGATGCCGACGACTTCAGGGTGCTCGAATGGGGGTAGGATGATTCCTGCACCCATTTCTCTTAGGGGGGTCTTCCCAGGAGAGCTACTGGCAGGAAGAGATACATCGACTTCGACGGCTAACTCTCCATCGATCTCTGCTATCTGCCACCAGTCCTCCTCCTCTTCGCATCGCTGAATGAAGGTAGGGACGTCCATCTCTCCGCCCCGTTTACGATACCGGGCGATAGTCTTGCTGACTGACTGAGTAGCTGGCGGCACGATCCAATCTCGCCAATCAGGGAAGTTCTTCCACCCTTCCTCGACCAGCCTGTCGTACTCGTCATAGTACGACTTCACTGGGTCGATCGATCGTCTGGACAGCTCCCATTCAGCGACAGCCACGTGGACAGCAGATCCGAGGAACGTCCAAGGAGCCGGACGACGAGGAACGCGAACGATCCTCTCCAACCGGTAAGCCTCCCCGCATCGAGTCCAGGTCAACAATTGAGAGACTGATCGATGTTTCATTTCCCGTACCACAGCCCACTTGGCGGCTGCACCTTCCTATTCAGATGAAAGAGAACGCCTTCGGCATCGGGACCATAGCGCCAGCGAACTACATCTCTGTCCTGGATGACGACAGTCTCCAAGTCCAGTGGATAGGCCAATTCCTTCGTCGCTCGCGGCCGGAGGAGAGAGAACTTGGATAGCCGATCTGGATTCACTGCGAACGGTTTCATCGACGGGATGCAAGGGACGCCGAGGAAGTTGTCAGCCTGTAGCCACGTCTCTGGGTAGTCAGACGTTGGTGAATAAGATATGTCTGACGAATCAGCATCGACTGAAGTGAAATTCATGATCTCTGACAGTACGTCGGCTTGAAGATACATCGTCCGGGACAGCCGCCGACCCTCCGGGTCAAGCCTGAAACGAGCTACCGTCAATCCAGGCGCGTCAACGACGGTAACGCACTCTCCCGAGACGCGAACCTCGCCGCCAGTGATGGACAGTTTCAGCTCACCCTTCCTCGGAGCGAAGAGGAGAGCATTGTATACAGCGTCCTCAATCTTCATCGAAGCCAATCCTTCTCTGTCGAGTGGATGGCCCGATCGTCAATGAACGAAGAAACGAGCAACTTACCTAGAACGATGCGGCTGTAAGGGATCTCGTAGTACTCCAGCCAGGACTCGACAGCTTCGAAGTGCGACCACGGCCGACTCGACCATATGATGACCTTCTTGCCGGACTCGACCAGGCGATCCAGCTTGATTAAATTGTCGAATAGCGGTGGCCCGATCCTGGTCTCCTCGCAGCCTGGATGCCAAACGTCCTTAGCCAGCGTCCCGTCCAGGTCAACGGCGACCCACTTTAATGTTTCAGTAGGTAAGACGAATGGGTGGTTCTGGTGGGTAGCGTCATTGAACAAGGGATCGAGATATTTATCATCGACCGACAGCTTC